AAAACAAAAAAACAAAAGAAAGAGTAATGAATGACAGCAAAGAAGTACTTCGACGTATACGAGATGTACTAGTAGACTTTTTTGTTGTAGTGGCACGATTGCTATTCTGTTGGCTACCCGGCGATGATGCTGTACGCGGAAAGGCGTTAATGGCGTTCCACCCTGTCCTAATGTTCAGCATCGTACTTCTATTTTTCTTATTTCCACACGGTCATCCGCTGCGTGTATTTATAGCAGCGATTTCTGTGTTTGTTGTCGCAAGTCAATGGCTACTTGGAGGATGCGTCATTACACGTGCCGAGCAGAGACTGACCGGTGAAAAGGATACTATCCTAGATCCATTTTTGACATTGGCAAATATTGCAGTGAATCGTGATACGCGCAATGCGGCTACAGTAGGTGTGGGCACTGCCGTGTGTGCAATTCTAATTTGGAATATAATGTGCGATGCATTTTGGCGTAAAGGAACGCGTGCATAGACAAGCATAGATATGTCTGCCTCCAGCGATGTCACACGATTCGTAGAATCGCTACTTGCATCGGCACCTGGTGCATCTCGTAGTGTGCAACTTGAGATGGATACCGGTGGCGATGTTCAAGGGACGTTTGAAGTATTGCTTCTCATTATGACAGAGATCCTGAAGCGGTGGTACGCGCCACCCATTAGCGTTAGCAATATTGCGGACGAGGATTTGCTCCGTTTAATTGGATATTTTGCAAGTTTTGGCATCAAGTTCAATCTTGATGTACGAGGAGTACCGCGTGTCTTGCATCTAAACAATCGTGAATACTTACAGAAATCACGGTTGGAAGATATGAAGTTTCAAGTAGTAAACGGTGAACAGTTATATACCGTAACCTTTTCTATACTGTAAGCTTCTCTAAACTTATTATGGCATAGTGAATGCCAAGGACCGCTGCTATAATAAAAAAGATACGGTGAACACGATTGCTAGTATAGGTCAATAGGCCAATACTAACAATGGTTGTCAATATGGCAACAATCATTACGATATTCAACATATGCTTTGGCGTTGGAAGGGGTAAAGACGTGAATGCTTCTACGCGTGGCGGCGGATAGATATCATACTTTGTATCCGCTGTGGCCTGGTTTTGGACAATGAGCGTCGATTTTACAATATTTTTAGGATTACTGGGGTCTGTATCTGATACATTTTCAGAAACTGGTAAACGACTATCCACGTGAAAGGTTTGCACTGGAGCACCGGCCATTCTTATTATGAGCGACGATTATTACGACGAGTGCTACGACGAGTGCTACGACGAGTGCTACGACGCTTCCGACCACCGCCTGTGGTTGCACTGTAGTGCTTATCACTTATATGTGTGCCAACATAAGGACTGAAACTCGCTCCCTGATTGTCATTAGGGCGTTGATGGAAGAAGACATCGGGATTCCCACTAATCTTTGCGGCCTCAACGGCTGCCCCATATTGAGTTGCTGGAAAGGGAGTGCTTCCCCAGGGACCTGTACTTTGGGGACCTGTGTACATACCGCCGTTGGCCAACGGTGGCGGTGCGTGGGTATTGGCCGACCACGCTAACGCACCTGGAAAGTTGGCCCACTGACCCCACGTCGTAGTCGGTAATACTTCCGACAGTCCTGCGCCGCGTTGATTCTTTCGTCGTGTGTTCCTACGTTTTCCGCCGTTATATGCAAGCATCTTTTACTTAGTATGCATAAAAAACACGCGGTTAATCTACCCGACGAAATCCTCTTTCTCTGTGAGATGGCAGAATCACAAGATACAACAGAGAAAAAATCAGTACGAGCCCGTCGTATGATTACGGAAGTAGAAGAAGCTCTTACAAAAGACACGCCCGCTATAGTCGCAAGCCAGTTCGCGGCCTACCAAACGGAGTTCCCACGTATTTTTGAAATGCTGATTACACGCAATTACCGTCGTGAATTCCTAGAAATGATGCTACAACAACTCGAACGTGTTGAACAGGGTACTGTGAGTCAGCATGATGCAAGTATTCGTGTAGGAACTGTTCTCGTAGATGAGATTGTGAAGCCGCAAATTAAGAACGGAAATCAAAAGAAGTAACCCCCGCTGTAGTTCTATGAAACGGGTTGTTATTGAAGATAGTGTTTGTAGGCAGACCACCATTACGAAACCCCGCAAACGTAATTGCGACGGGTGTAGAAGGACGATTGTATCCATAGGACGGTTGAGGAATTGTTTGAAGAATCTGTATCAAATCGGTACACTCCTTGTGTACATTGCGGTCTAGATCAGATAACCAAAACCCCGCAACCGGCTCTGAATGTATCTCGCACCATCGTATACTCCGTATAACATTATCACGTACAAGACGACGTATCAAACCTGCATCCGTCGTCCTGATTAAATCTAGGGTATCGTTGATTACCGCAATTTCAGCGTGTTCAATGGAGCACTGCAATTCATACAATGCCGTCATCATTGCTCGATAATTTGCCGTAGTAGGCGGCTCCATCACGGGGCGAGTATAGTCGCCCGCTTTTACATAATCATTGAGTGCTGTTATAATATCGTCGACGCCGCCTAGAAAGCCCTTCCCTATGAAGTAGCGCTCTGCGTTTCCAACACGACTCGTGCACGGTTTGATGATGCCCCAATTGCAGAATGCCATACTCATTAAATACATGAGGTCGAGTGTACTCGACTCTGTCGTATCAAAGAACTTAATAACAAGAATGCCTCCTTTTGTAAGTACTTGCAAACCGAGAAGTGCCTCTGCATAAAGTAGGGGGAGGACTATATCTTCTTGTGCGTTGAAATCGCTACTGAAATCGAAGCCACCGTCTGCGGTATAGACATGAACACCGCCTGGCGATTTCTCCAGTGTACGGGCCACAAACGCGGCCCGATTGGCAGGATTCAAGATATCGCCGGTCCCGTCTGCTCCGTCGTGAATTTCAATCTGCGGGTGGGATTCTAGGAATAGCGCGGCTTTGCGCCAACCAGGCACATTGCGTTGCGTGCTACGCAGCGTGATGGCGGTGGTATGTTTGAGTGACCATTTATTGTGCTGGGCGCGCACCGTACACGCCTCAATAAATCCACCAGGCCCCTCTGCCGCGTGTGCCGTCAACAGACCACCGTCACGCTCTACAAGCGGAGCGATAGCAGCAGTTATATCAATCGTCTGCCATAGTTCAATCATCTTGAAGAAACTACGGCTCAACGGCTGCCGTGTGGCGACCGACCGGCTTGTACGGCGATTCCAACTCAGGAAAATATACTCAAACGGATTTGTAATTTTCTTATAGTCGTCCCATTTACCCTCCTGGTAAAAGGTGTCAATCATATTCTTTGACTGCTGCAGCACCTTACTTTCGGGTGTGTAGAAAGGCGTCTTTTTTGCAATTGTACCTGGGTGATACCGTATTACGGTTTCACTGGGTCCTCCTGTGCCCCATGTTTCAATCGTCTTATACTCCATACTTTTTCAAATATGCGTAATAAAGGGTGGTCATTTTTTTACTAAATGCTCCACGTATGTGGTCCCACCCACTACGTGGGCTCCACCAACCTACTGCGTCTTTCTCGGTGAAATCGTGTAGTAAAGTATCTTTTAAGTCGGGGTTCGATGTAAGTGCACGCATATCCTTCTGAGCAGTTTCGAGTGCCTTATCGCTGATGTGCCCCACCCAGAACTGGTACATAAAATGGGCATCTGGTACCTTCGACTCGGGCCACGCCTGTTTATACACAATCGGTAGCGGTTTCAAATCGTGTAAGTCATTTGGTAGAATCTTGGCCTCTTCCACCATCTCACGTTGAACTGCTAGGCGCATCTGCTTTAACAGCGCGGCTGGCTTCACAGTGCCCGCACGTATACCCGCAATTTCCAACTCTTTCCATTCCATTTGTCCCTTGGGCGGCTCCCATACATTCTTATTGGAATGGGCGCCCCACTCGCGCACCACAACAATATGGTATGGGTCGTCGGCTTTGGTTAGGAACAAAATGTTTCGTAGAAAAACCTTGTGTCCACATTCATCAATGGTATACGTGTATTTCTTTCCGGAAGGGAAAAGGTGAAAACCAATCTCCATCTATAAGGATTCAATATAAACTTCGCCAACTCTGTTGGCGACCTCTTTACTCGACTATCGCAATATCAACGTCAGGTACTTCCTCTTCAACACCTGCAAGATGTGTTGCCGGTAGGCCCAAGCCCGATTCGAGTGCATCCAGCGCCGTGCCACAAACACCACGTTCCGCTATGCCAAATACCGCGTCGTCCAACTCTTCGTCTGTATACAGAGAAGGAACACTTGCGCTGGCTGGCAACTGCTCTGGTGTCGTCTCTGCGAGTTTCACTGCTGCCGCCTCGTCAAACAGAAGTTCACTAAACGCGGTACCCGCTCGAATAGGCGCGCCCAACATGACCTTGGCGCTCACACCTAGAACCGGGTCGCGCTCGCCAAAGATGGCAGCACGGAGACTGATATCCTCTGTCTGCTCAAAACTCATCTTAGCGAAAGGACCAATATCATTCTTCTGAATACCATAGCGGTCAATACTCATCAAACCGCCACGGTGGCACATCTTGTCTACCAGAATGCTGACGTGGCGGTAGTTCACACTGCTGCCAGACTCTGCAAACAAGGTCGTAATCTCCTTGAGAAGTGTTGCTCGCGGCGCCCCCACTCCCAGATTCGCAAAGACATCGTGTACATTATTACTGTAGACACGAGTCGCATCCACATCTGGGTGGATAAGCACGTCTTGGAAGTTGCTACCATCGCTAATCAACACATATTGGTCAAATGTACTATACTTACCGTCGCGAAGTTCTACGACATCGCTGACCTTTGTATAGTTGACGGTGCGTAGACCAGGGATACCACGAATTGCCGTCGCGCTCAGAACCTTGTTCTGGAGTGTCTTCAAGGAGTTTAGGTCATCAATCGGATTGCCCTCCACCGTCAGACGCGCACGGAATACGAGGCGAGGAGCGTTGTAGTCGGTATAAATAGTTGTCAAGTCGGCATTGAACTTTTGGCGGAGAATAAAGTCAATATCCTCCATCGTAATGTTCTTCGCAAACATACGGTCGCGATCCAATTCAAAGCGGAGAATCCAAGGACTGCGCTTTGGCTCCTCTACGGGTTCAGGTGCTTCGGCGGCTCCTCCCGCGGCAAGGCCGTCCATATGCACTACAACTTGACCGACCGGTGCCGTCATTTCATAGGCTGCCAAATATGCGAGCCAATCGGCATCTTCCTGAATCAGGGTGGCATTGTCACGTGGGTCAAAGTAGATATGCGCAGTTGTTACCAGGTCCTGGAGCAGCGTAAACTCAATATCTTGTGCAACACGGCGCGCTTCCTCCTTCTTATCGCGCAAGTCAGGGCGAAGCGGAATCGTCAACTCTACCGCCTTGGGATTCTTAGTTGCCTTGAGCAGCTCTTTCAAACGCGGTACACCTCGCGTCATGTTGGACTTGGCAGCGACACCCGCCAAGTGAAACGTATTGAGCGTGTTATGTACAAGTACATTGTCATCAACCATAAAGCTATCATTACCAGGGACCGTAAAGTCGTACACAAAGGTATGCGGATCTGTGTGATAGACCAACTCCACAATCTCGTCCCACAGCACATCGCTATACGCCGCTGACTGTAGTAGCGTGAGGTTTGCACCTATTTTCGTGCGTAGCTCGGAGTCGGTGACCTTTGTGTATGCCTCCTCAAACTTCGGCAAATACGATTGAAGTGTCTCGCGCCCAATAGACTCTTTCTTAGCCCAGCGACCATAGGTGCGGCTTTGCCCAGGCATCTTGAGTAGAAGGCCCGTTTCTGCAATAATTTCACCGAGCGCAGGAATCTTATCAATCATATCCTGGGACCGCTCAGGATTATCATTACGCTGTCTATAGTCGACTATTTGTTGCAGAGCGACCGCCTTCTCAGGCAACTCAAACCCGATTGCCGCTGCATATTCCTGGATGAGTGACTTGGGAATATTGAGCGTGTGCTGAACTGCATCTGGAATACGAATGCTGGTCTCTTTGCCTAGATATCCATAGAGCCCAACGTAGCCCAGTAGGCGATTGATATCGCGCAAGAGAGACTCGCAACGGCTGCTCACACGAATGTGCTGGCGCTCCACGCTGACATTACCGTCACCGTCAAAGTAGCCTCCAATCAGACCCGCTATGAACTCCTGCGGGGCGTGGAATGCAAACTCAGGAATGGTCTTGTCAAAGCCACCGTGTTTGAAGTGCGTATCTAGGAAATCACGCAAGTCCTTGCTATGGATATTGTTGTCTTTAACTGGTCCATATGCTCCACGGTACAATCTAGTAGTGAATTCATAATTATAGGATTCACAGAATTGTTTAAGAATCCCTTCAACTTTCGGATTGAGTTTTGTGATACGGACATTTCTTCCGTTAAATGAGCCGTCTGCTAGGTAGATACCACACAACCAACCGAACAAGCGGTTGAGTTTATAAGTCGCCGCACCCTGTTTTATTTCAGTAATTGGCGAAGCTACAATCGGTATTTTCTTGGCGATGGGTACGCGATCGCCCACTTTGAGCGCGGAGCCCAGTGTAGGCACAATCCCTGTAGGAGCACGCGTTAGGAAACTGTGCGTAAGTGTTGCTGTTGTAATGCGTCCCGTGCGAGTACGGACCTCAACTAGGCCGCCATTTGCCGGATGGCGACTGACTTGTTTGATAGGTAACCAACTCGTCTTTTCATCCGTGCTCACACCTATAATCGCATCACCAGTCTCTACGTCAAGCACAACGGAATCCGTGCCTATAGTAATAACCTTGTCTTTCTGAGTCTCCAACAGTTTGTCAATGTAAGCACCAATCGGTCCACTGTACGCCACGTTTTTATTATGAATTACAATTTTAGTACTGTAAATACTACTCATCTGAGTGGCCGGCTCGCCAATACTCTGGGCTGCAATCACACCCACTGTCTGACCAGGCTCGACCCACGCCTTCCAGTGCTTCAGCACAATCTGCTCCGCAAGCGCCGCGAGTGCTACTGAGTTGTATCCATGCTTGACCATCTGGATTGGAGCCAAGTGGTAGCGGACCAGTGCTTGCCACAAACGATTGTGTGCGTGCGTACGATTCAGAATTGTTTTCTGCGTTTCCAACACTTCGTGTGCCGTGACTGTACCTGCGCCGTCGGCCAGATGCATCTGCATCTTTAGTGCGCAAATCATACGGTCCAGGTGCACAGGGTAGCGGACGTTCTTCTGGGGCTTGAACAGATAAACGTGCGATACTAGGAGGTCACGGTCCGCAAAGGCATCGCGTAAGTACTGCTCGGCGAGTGCTCCGTCTGCCGCATAGTGTGCACGAATCTGCTCGTCACTCATTGTCGCTACAGGGAGAGGCTGAGACTCCAACTTGGTGGCATTGATACCGTCTTCGCCGTAGGAGAGTTGGAGCAGATTGCCCGTGGCATCGCGGACGCTGCCGTCGTGTTGCGTTACCAAGTCCTCCAACGCTACGCGAATCTGGCGCTGCATATAGCCTGTATCGGCCGTCTTCACGGCCGTATCAATCAGACCCTCGCGACCAGACATGGCGTGGAAGAAGAACTCGTCGGGCTGCAGACCCTTGATGTAACTGCTGCTAATGAACCCGCGGGCCTGTGCAGAATCGTCAAAGCGCTTGAAGTGGGGCAGAGTACGGTGCTGGAAACCGTTCGGTACGCGCTTGCCCTCAATAGCCTGCTGGCCTAGTACGGCCACCATCTGTGAGACGTTGACGTTTGAGCCCTTCGATCCGGCCTTAATCATATTCGTCATTCGGTTAATATCGGCCAGTGACCGCAGACCAATCTTACCGGCCTCGTCGACAGCCTTGTTGAGGGTCGCCATCACCTTGGCCTCGAACTCCTCCTGGTTGCTACGACCGCTCGAGTTCTCAAACAGACCCGTGTGAAGTTGGAGAATCTGGTCCTCAATGGACTTGGTGAGTTTGCTGAGCGCCGCCTGAATCTCTGTATTCGTCGCCTGGTCAGCAATCAAATCACTGATACCGACCGAGAAGCCGCTGTTCATTAGGAAATTCGCAATCATCGCCTGTAGGCTGTCCAAGAAATCCACAGTCACATCAGGGCCGTAATCGTTGTAAATAATGTGCAGCAGTTGCTTAGAGAATACGGACTTGTCGAGAATACCCTCCAGCATCTGGCCGTCGCAAATCTTCACCAGTTGGTCGCTGCTATTGTTCATCGCGAGGCTGACGGGTGGGAGGAGTGTGCTGAACAGTTGCTTACCGGACCACATAGGCTGCGGTGTAGTGGTTGCCGGCTCTGGCAACTTGCCGTCCCAGCGCTTGGAATTAATAAGGAGGTTCATGGCCTCTTTCTTTGTAAATAATACGCCGTCGCGCGTAAAACGGTTGGCGCCCACTAGTGTGTCCTGCACGACCGATACAATCGGTACCGACTCGCGCGGACTCACAATCTGGTGGGGCACCGCCGCAATCATACGAAGCTCTGTCGCGGCTTCTACGGATTGGGGCAGATGCGCGTTCATCTCGTCTCCATCGAACTTACAGTACTTAAGTACTGTAATCCGCAACTTTCATTGCGGGATAGACTTTACCTTAAGCATATAGATTTTTTCCTATACACCGACCACCATCAAGTCGTTGCTCCTTCCTCACGCTGTTATACAGAGAGGCTTGGGTCAGGATTGCCCATTTCTTGCCGTTTAAGGCTCGAATCCAAAGACGTTTTCACTATATCCGTTCGGACTTTCTCCGCGGCCCCGCTGCACTTTCGTACAACGGTTAGTATTCTTTGGCTTTAGGGGTTTCCCTGAGTTTGGTGATCTTGCCTTTTTCAAGACTAGACGGTTATATCTGTGACTCACTAGACGAAGGTGAGCCAGCAGGAAGCAGTTACACTGTTTTCCCTATGTGGTGGTTGCTTCAACCACGTAGGCAGCCGCCTGTTGCGGACTTCGATATTCGTTTTTAAAGATTACATCTTTCGTGTTTTCAACAATGGCGTTTTTTACGGTTATGGCAGTATTATAAGCATCTTCTTGTTTTATTGTTTTCCCTCCAAAGCATATACGCAATGTACCTTCATCGTGTTTCGCATACAAAGCAACCAACTGGTTAAAGTTTGCGATACGAATTTGGGTTACATTGTTGTATTTTAGCATTTCAATCTTCTCACGATACTTTTTTAGAGGGTCATCGGCTTCCTCCTCAATAATATCAATGCCTTCTAGCGCAAAGATTGTTGCGAACTCCTGAGCATCATTATACGCTTGCTCGTACGTTATACCTGTTCCTTGTCCGAATGCGAAACGTACGATTTCGTTCGTTGTCAAGTCAAGGTAGACGTATACTATACGAGGAGCGCCACCGCGATTGATAGAGGTCATTCGTACCTTTTTCGTTCGCGGTAAATAATGCTCAGCAATGGTTGTATTCTCACGATGTTTGCAACGCGCGTGTCGCATCACATTGTATCCAGAAGGTACAACCGTTTTGAGTGTCTCAATCCAATGCGCTTCACGCGCGTCTAGCATTTCAGGAGCAATATCGGATTCAAGGGCTGTGACCTCAAAGTCATCCGCCCCATGCGTATTGATAGCAGCCGCAAGAGGTGTTTTCGCTCCTCGCGTTGCCGAACTTACGTGATCCGACCATCGCCCCATAATACCATAGCGGTAGGGCTTATCGTTACGAGATTTGAAATTCTGTGTTTGTCCAATATATATTTTTTGGGTTGTTTTACATTTTGCTTGATATATGCTGCCGGGGTTTTGTGTGTTGTTTGTCGCCATTGTTTCTATTTACACTGCTGACTTTATCTTTAAACGAGTGTCTTTGCTAATCCGCGTTGTACGGCGCCGTCACAAACACATTCAATCGGAACGTATTGTACGGCAGAATTTTGGCAATATGCGCCATCATAGACATTCTGTGGAGCGACGGCTGTCGGTTAAACAGTACAACGTCGCCGTCCATCAGATGGCGGTGTACCGTATCTCCCTCAAAGAGCTCTAGCGCCTTGGCATTGACGTGCTTCAGACTAATCGTGCGGCCATCCGCGCGCACAATCGTCTTTGCGCCAGGATAGTTATCTGGGCCATTTTGAATGAGTTTGTAAAGCTTCGCCATATTGAACTGCGTAACCATCTCAGGATAGGTAAGATTCGTCGCAATACGGAGCGGTACACCCAGTTCTTTGACCGAGATATTGGGGTCTGGCGTAATCACCGAACGGGCACTGAACTCCACACGCTTGCCCTGAAGATTGCTACGAATACGGCCTTCCTTAGATCCCAGACGCTGCTGAAGCGACTTGAGAAGTCGTCCTGAGCGCTGCGCCGCCGGACCCACACCAGGAATATTGTTATCTACAAGAGTCGCCACGTGATACTGAAGCACGTTCGTCCACTCGTCAATATAGCGCTTCTTCGGGTCTTCGCTAATCTTCTTCTTGAGCGTTGCGTTGGCCTTGATGATATCAATCAACTTGCTAGTCAAGTCATCCTCCGACCGCTGATTGTTATCCTGAGTTACCGAGGGGCGGACCTGGGGTGGCGGAATCGCCAGCACTGTGCACATCAGCCAATCCGGTCGGCACCAGTGACGGCTAAACCCCATAAAATCCACATCATCGTCTGTCACACGGCGAAGCAGCCGATGGACGTATTCGGGCTCTAGCAACATACTCAGACTCACATTGCCGTCCTCATCCGTAACGGCCCCCTCGGGCGCAGCGACTCCCTCTGGCAAGGCCAGGTCCTTCCACTCCGCCATAATACGGTGAATAGGCTCCTCCTTGTATTTATTCGGCTGGCGTGCACCACAGCCGTCCTCAATATCCTCGCCACAACGGGTTGTGCCCGCGCACGCTTCATAGGCCATCTTCCATCGGCCCTCGCCCTTGAGTTTCAGTAAATGTGCATTGCGTTCCTTATCAATGAGGAGTTTGCCACACTTGAAACATACGCATCGCAATATTTTCATAACAAGTTTGAAGAACTGTGTATAGTATACGGGGCGAGCAAGTGTGAAATGCCCAAAGTGACCGGGGCAATGGTGATTGTTCTGGCCGCAACTACGACAGACCTTACCATTTTCCAGTACACCCATACGTGGGTCGAAAAGACCATTAAGTTTGCCATCGGCAGTACTCGGATTCAAAATTTCACAGACTGAACGCCGTAGGATTTCATCGGGTCCAAAGACACCAAATTGCACTCCAACGATTTGCTCCGTATCCGAGCTATGAGATAATAAAGGCATCTCTTCTGTTTTGTAGTCTATCTTTTAGATGATGACTACGCATCAATTTTGTCGAAAGTACCAAAAAGCATTTGTGCTGTTTTTTATACTATTCCCGGATTGTTTCTATAGATATATTATCTCTAGAACTTCCAACAGTTTAGAATGCCTGTCAGTCTGTAATGCCCATGGGTCTAAAATAATTCGGTCGATACTTTAAAAACAATGTCGGATGCATCAGATACAATTCGTAAGCGACGGCAAAATACGTTGTTTGCCAGCAAGGTGATTGCGGAAACCTACCTACAGAAGGGTTACACGAACCACATTGTGCTGGAAGGCGGTGTACACAACAATGCTATGACATATGAGCCATATGAGAAAATGAGGGAAGGGCAAAATATCACTTCGTTGTCCACGCTTTCTCTGTATCAAGCAAGTGTTCCCAATCGCGAGCCCGACCCTCCAACCATTGCAGGCGTATCGGCAACGAACGGTCAAGCAACTATCTATTATACGCCACCAACATATCAAGGTATATCACCTATTTTGCATTATCGAATTCGGTCATTAGATGGGTCGATTGATATTATTGTGACCGAAACACCTGCTATTGTAACAGGTCTGGTCAGTGGTACAAGCTATCAATTTGTGATGTATGCAGTGAACGCCGAGGGTTCTTCTGTGGCATCTACAGCATCCGCGGCAACGACGGTGGTGGGTATTCCTGGCGCTCCTACAAGTGTAAGCGGAACACCTGGAACAACTGTGATTAGCGGCACAACCTATTATTCGGTTTCCGTGGCGTTTACGCCACCTACTTACACTGGAGGAGCACCCATTGTAGGTTACACTATTGTATCGAGCCCAGGGTTTACGGATATTAGTGGCTCAAGTCACGGTACGGGTACATCCTCGCCGATTGTTGTTACGGGTCTGACAAACGGAGTGGCTTACAGATTTTACGTGGTAGCGACCAACGCCAATGGCACGTCATCGCTATCGTCCACCTTTGCAGGGCCGTTTACACCGGCAACTATACCGGATCCGCCTACCAATGTGACTGCGATTCGTGGTAATGCGCAAGCAATTGTACAGTTCGCACCGCCACTCAACAATGGAGGAGACGCAGTGATTGACTATACTGCTACGGCCACGGATGGCACAAATACGTATACTTCACCAGCGGGCGCCTCATCGCCTTTGACCATCACCGGCCTTACAAATGGTACAATCTATACAGTAACCGTTCGTGCCAGAAACAGTAAAGGTAGTTCAATTCCATCGGATGTGTCCAATACCGTTACGCCTGCAACGGTCCCTGAATCCCCCACAATGGTAAGCGCAACGGCAGGTAACTCACAAGCGGTTGTGTCCTTTTTGGCACCCGCAAACAACGGCTCTGGAATTACATCGTATACGGTCACATCCAGTCCTGGCGGATTGACTGCAACGGGCGGTGGCTCTCCCATGACGATTCTTGGACTTTCAAACGGAACTAGTTATACATTTACGGTGATTGCTACGAATGGTATTGGAAATTCGGCGGCATCCGCGGCGTCAAATTCCGTAACACCCGCGGCAGGAAACTTCCCTGGTGCACCTACAAATGTGCGCGCGGTTCCAGGCCCAGGGAATACATCTGCTACTATTTCTTTTACAGCGCCTGTCAATCAGGGAACACCTGCCCTTACATCCTATACCGTTACATCAAATCCTGGCGGGCGTACGTCAACGGGACCGTCCTCACCTCTAACAGTTACAGGTTTGCAGGTATACACCTTTTACACATTTAGCGTGGTTGCAACAAATACTGCGGGTAATAGCGACCCTGGTGTTTCCAACCAAATTGTTGCCGGCACTCCTCTTGCCCCAGTCTTAACGACAACGTTTGCAACCGTGAATGATATTAGCGTATCATTTACGCAAGCGGGGAACGGCACTCCAAATATTAGTAATTACAAGTATTCACTAAACGGTGGGCCCTTTACTGCCTTTTCTCCTTCGGACGCAACGAGTCCTGTCACAATCACAGGTCTATCGTCCAATACAAACTATACTATCGTGTTGAAAGCAGCAAATTCCTATGGTGATAGTTTGGTATCCAATTCAGTGTCACAACGAACCTATACACAAGTCAATACTCAAACGTTCACATCCTCGGGTTCGTGGAGTGTTCCTGCCGGCGTAACCTCAATACAGTATTTGGCCGTGGGTGGCGGCGGAGGTGGTGGCGGCTGTTATTCCAAAATCAACGTTCTTGGTGATATACCGTACTTAGCAACTGCGCCCAATTCCGTATCCTATTGGATTATGAACCGTCCTGGCTATCCATACAATGGGTATTTGATGAAGGGTAATGGGTTTCGTGGGACTGATTTACTAGGAACGCCCACTCAACTCTCTGTGCTTGCTGCGTTGAACAATTCACCTCAATATATAACACCGAATGGCGTGAACTATGCATACAATCAGTGGTATGCGCAACAAATGGTGTATTTACAAATCGGTGGTGGGGTTGGCACTGTTGCGAATTATTACACGAATAATTTTACAACGGCATTCTGTAACAACATTAGCAACGGCGGCGGCGGCGGTGCAGGTGGGGAGGTCCGTCTACTTACGGGAACGACTTCGTATACTGTAGTCAATTCGACATTGAATATTGTTGTAGGAGAAGGTGGAGCCGGTGGAACAGCGGCACTGAATACGGAAAATGCCGGCAGCGCTGGCACAGCGTCCATTATTTGGGACGGACCCGCAAATACTGGTATATCTGTTGTCGCTGCGGCAGGTGGCTCGGGTGGTGGCACCTCACGTTCAGTCACCAACAATACGAATGGGTATAACAAGGGTGGGTGGGGTGCCAAATATCAGGGATTGTATGGTGGTCAAGGCGGTCAAGGCGCTGTCGGTACTACACCTGAGGCCTTTGCATTAGTCAATAGCGGTGGACGTGGCGGTCAAGGCTCATATTTAAATTTTGATAATAATGGAACAAAAATCTATGGTCCAGGCGGCGCCGGTGGTATACCTAATACTCCTGCAACCGGTACAACAGTTGCCAATCTTGGTGCAGGCGGTGTCGGCTCAGGCGCAACTCTAAATAGTTTTGCGAATGGTATTGCCGGTGGCTCTGGTGTAGTTATTCTGAAGTGGTACACATAATAGTAGACAAAATGAATTGATATTGGGTTAGCTTCGCTAATCTAAATATCAAATCACAATGCTCACGTGCTCAAAAAAAATGACTGCTCGTTTTCCTAGTTGCATCATTTAGGAATGAGTCTCGAATTACTAATCGGTCCCATGTTTGCCGGCAAGTCCTCTGCGATTCAGAGTATTGTGCGACGGCACCAGGCAATGAACTGGCGTGTCTGCGTTATTACCCATAACTCAGACACGCGATATAGTGCAGACCCCGCCGTTGTCAATCACGATAAAGTGGCCATCCCTGCTATTGGATGCAGCACACTTATGCCGTTGATGGAGAATCTGGATTTCAAACAATCTAGGCTTGTGGTTATTGAGGAAGGGCAGTTCTTCGAGGACCTTGTTCCCTTTGTGACGCAGGCTGTAGATACTCTTGACAAACACGTAGTGGTTGTCGGTCTGGACGGAGATGCCCAGCGTCGCCCCTTTGGTCACGTATTAGAGCTTATCCCATTGTGCGACCGTGTTACGAAACTGACGGCAATGTGTCGTACGTGTCGCGATGGAACACCGGCGCTATTCTCCTTTGCCCACGCAAAGGAGGCGACGCAGGCGTCGGTAGATGGTGTACCGCACGTGGGAGCCGATGACAAATATGCACCTCTGTGTCGGCGACACTTCTTGGCGGCCAGTCGACCACCTCCGCCTCTACCGCCCATTGACTTTCTGGTATCGTGGGGTTGTTAGATCTATTGGAACGAAGGCGGCTGTGAAAAAATGAAAGACAAACCATTAATTCAAAGCTATACAATGCTCTATCGCTTCATTCTACGATTTCTCTATAAAGACTCAACGCCCAAAATCATGTTAGGGCGGTGGGGATATCATTGGGAAGTAAATAAACAAATACAAAAATACTATGATTGAATTTGGGAGCGCTGGTCTAAAATGAGATTGCATTATATACTATAACAATGAACACCACTGTCACTACGGATCATGAGCTTATGCAGCGACTACCAGGTAGTCATTTTTGCGAGTCAGCGTGCTCGGCGGACAGTGTGACTCTTTACAGTATTGACCGCTGCGATTGGGCGGGGCGTACCCCTTTTTGCGACGCAGTCATTGCGCACTCGCCGGTATACGGAAAGGTCCTTTTCATTGATAAGGAGATTCAATCCTCGGAATCGGATGAAGCGATTTATCACGAGCATCTTGTGCATCCTGTGCTTAATGCAATGTCTCACGTCCGTGAAAAAAAGGTTCTTGTCGTGGGAGGTGGTGAGGGCGCGACAGTGCGCGAGGTTCTGAAGTGGGACCGTGCTTCTGTAGCTTCTGTTACGTGGGTGGATATTGACGGGCCGCTCGTTGATATGTGCCGTCGTCACCTTGGATGGGCCGACAATTCAGTATATAACAACCCTCGTGTTCGGTTTTACGCGCAGGATATTAATACGTGGTTGATGGAGAGCAATGTGGCGTTTGATGTCATTATTCTTGATTTGCCGGATCCTGACGTAGAGGCACTTTCGCACCCTGTTGCCGCTAATAGAGATATTGCATTATATAGTCGCGATTTTTTCTTCTTGCTGATAGCACATCTTACGCCACGGGGCGCTATTGTAAGTCACGTAGGTCCTATTGCTCCTGGCGGCGATCCTACCAAACGCCGTGGTGGTCTCACGTGGGTACAAACACGGGCGCGCGATTGTGGACTTGGTGAGGGTTCTCCGTATCACGTGAATATTCCATCATTTCAAGGCGAGTGGGGGTTTTGGATGTCGGTAATGCCAATTCGTGGAACGTGGCCGCAGGGGCTTCGTGTTATGGATGATACGGCACAGACGCAGGCAATGACGTGGCCAGCGTATTGGAACTCAACGGTTTTTTAGAGATTAACTATATGAAAAAATAGTATCGTAATAATTTATGTCAATTATACAAATCTAGTTTTATGGATTTCATTGGAGAGATTCCCCTTACCGGCGCCTTGCTTCCATATTACACAAAACACCCAATAGACCTCCTACAAGTATCGCCACTACACCACCTATACAAAACGCTGAAGCCGTCATCACGACGCCCGCCGAAAGCAAACCTACACCTGTAAATAATAGAATGCCTGCCCCAACTCGCCATAACGTTACGCTTACCATATTTGCCTATACCGTTAAAAAACTAGTTTGCATAGTTTCATTTTTTTTACAGCCTTGAAGATTTATACCTTTATTTGAGGTGTAAATCTGTGAGCTCTGCGCTCAGTATATCCAACTCGACAGATAATTGTAGGCACGATTATACAATCGTGCGAAATATCCGTATTCTTTGACATCTTCTTCTTCAGTATCATTCTTGTAATCCTCTTGAGGGGCTACTGCTGGTTCTGATTCTTGAATAAGAGCATTTGCAGCGTACGCTACACCATCCAGAATTGCGCTATGGAGATTTTCGGGTGTTTTATATATGGCGCTTGCGATATAATCAGCAATATCGTCTAGGGAGCGGTGTTCTTGGGGCTGTTTCTGTAAATCGGCAAGAATGTTGGCCACATGTGCCTCAATCGTCGCCGTATTCGTTTCTTCTCGTGATGCTTCTTGTATCGCGGATGCCTGTGGACCCAACATCCGCTCCTTCTCCGCTTCGGTCGTGTATACAATATGTATTGGCTTGTGCGGAATCATAAATTGCTTATGGCGGTAGTGCGCAACATCAGACCAGCGCCATCCGGCGGCCATGGCCAATTGTAATTCGGCAACCTCTGGGAAAACCTTCAGTAAATCAATGCCCTTTTCCGTGAAATATATAGTCTCTGGCTCCTGCGCCTGTTTTTGCTTTTGAACAGACATATAGAAAGAAAGAAAGAAGTGTAAGAAATAAAGTATATAAATGTGTCCGCGTATAGATGCTTTATCGGAACGGGCTTCAATTTTTTAGATAATATCTACAAAAATGAATACACACGGTTACAAAATCCAAACCGTAGAAATGTGGCGGGTCAAATGCCCGCGAGTCTAATAACAGCAAAAAATGACGAAGTGTTGCTATTTGTATAGGAGTGCAAAATGGAAATCCCTATGCCCGCTATCCCTGGACGTGTCATTGCTGTGCTATCTATTGATAATACCCCGTGCACGGTATTTTGGAACGAAGGTATTCGACGTGTAGTATACTGTACTGGTTCGCACTGGTATCTCGGCGACGATTGCAATACGATAGAGGCTCTTCGTGACTTGACGGGGCGCTCCCTCGCGGTTGGCTCGTTGAATCTCTATGAATACGGTATTGATATTACGACGCACGAGGACAGTTCCAAGTTTGCAGAATGTGAATGGAGTGATTATGCGTCTGACAATATGTGCGTTCGTGCTGTTCTTTCAACAGCCCCTAATAATCGCCCGCGTGGCGATTCTGCCAATCTATTCTAGTAATATTTGCCCGGCCGTTTTTTTTGACCCCCCTAATTATAAAATGTCGGTTATCGGAAACACAAATGGTGGTTCTTCATCCGAAAGCAGCCGTCGCGCCTACGTTACTGTGGCCCCCTTCGATTCTTATATTTTCACCTACACAACCAGTACCAGCAACTTTGTTACTACAGGTGCTTTTAGTTCGTTCACTTCGAGTGGTTTGGGTAATAGTACAACGTGCCCGAAGGGCCGTATTCTTCGCGAGAACGGTCGCAAGTTGTATCCTGGTGCGAACCCTAGCGTCACCCAGTACTTGGTCGGTGTGTACGATGCAACCACTCTCCTGAATGGTTTCATTGACCCCAATGCGCGTGTATTTGCGCTCTACACAACAGACAAGCCGCATTATTTGGCTGATAGTTTTGATTCCGTCACAGGCCGTCGCGATTTGGGCCCTTGCGTAATCACAGATGGTGATATTCGCACCACACAGGGCAATATCTATGCGGAAGTCGGCAACGCGCAGATCAATACATACGTGTCAACCGGCACCTATGTTTCGGCGGGTACATACGTGTTTGCGGGCAGCGGTGTCGGTTACACAACAGGTACAGGCGGCCTTGTCACTCAGTTGACAAACAAGAGTACTTCAGTAAGACTGGATAAACTTTCAGGCGAGATTACAATGAATAATTCCACACTAAATGCTGGTAGCACAGCTTCGTTTGTATTAAATAACACGTTCATTGGTGCGGGCGATATCTTAATCTTGAACTGCCCTAATGACACAAATTTAAATTATGCGATTGGCTCTGGTTTCTGCGTTTCCGGTTCGTGCGCAATCTATGTGCGCAATATTACGGGCAGCAATCTCAGCGAGACTCCGGTGATTAAATTTACCATTATTAAATCTACAACTGCGTAAATTTGAACGGAATATACGACGTATATTGAATTCAACAATCGTAATGAGCGGCTCATCATAGGGTGCGCTGTATATCGATATAAATACAAAGCCGCTACAAATATGCGATATTCACACACCATTGGAATATAATATCGTCAGGATCATCGGCCTTTTTCTGTCCTGGATTGATTGTTGCTTGTATAACGATTTTGTCGCCAGGGTTTATGATAAACGTCGCAGCATTATTACCAGTCTGTGGTGTGACAGAACCATTTGTATATGGTTCCAATAATTTAGGAGTATTAGGAAAACAAATTTATTCGTATACAAATGAATCCGATGCATGTGAAGGCAAAAGCCATGAATTCTCGATTCCTTCATTTAGACCGATAAACATTTAAAAATGGCACTTTAGCTTTGCTAAAGTGCCATTTTTATATGATTTATCGGCCTTAAGACCGTGTGATACAATTAAAAATGGGCACTTTGTGCCCATTTTTAATGTTCACGGGTCTAATACAACCAATTTGACAAAAACAGGGGATATATACATTTATGGACCAATACCATTCCGTTTTATTTCAGTAACTTGCTGCAACGCTTTTGTTATTCTAAATTCTTTAACCTTCTGTTTGTAAATTCTTTACAATACTTTTACAACTCTAGGATTCTATAGAATCGTAGAGCTGAAATGGTTATTTGGTATGAAATTACTAGGGTTGATGAAAATTCAAAGATTCGAATATAGATGCATCACTCCAAATAGATGATATTAACGTAGCCTGAACTTTAAGTTGTTCACACGTATAATCCTTTTTAAGGAGATTGCAAGTGTAACAACAGGGTTTCACATTATCAAGAGTATATTCACGCCTTGTACTATCAACTCTGTCAAGTCCAACCCCTTTCTTGCTTTGAAACCCGCACATATAACACGGTAGTTTTATAAGTTGTGTCCATTCTTCTTTTGTGATATGAAACGGTAGTTTTCGCTTAACTTCAGCTTGTTTCTTATATTTTAAATATGAACTTGGTCTGTCTATATAATATTGTTTCCATTTTGTGTGAAACTCTGCAGACGGTATTTCAAACCCACTTATAATCTTACACAATTCAATAAAGAACAATGGGTGAAATGCGTGTTTCATCATATTACAAGTTTCGCAACAAGGAACACAATTTTCTTTTTCATATCCTATAGCGTTATTAATTCTATCTATGCCAATTGTTTCTTCTATTTTATAATGATGACAGTAATAGCATTTTGATAAAACAAAAGATTTGAAGTCTTCAAATACAATACTTATAGTTTTCTTTCGTTTTGCCGCACTTTGAATATAATCTTTATAATATCCTTCAATATTACGATATCGTTCATTCTTGTAATTTCGTTTCCTATCACTACGCTTTTTATCTTGTCTTCGATTACACTCATTACATGCAGCGCATAGTTTACTTGGCTTATTATGTTGAGTAAGAAACTGCTCATAATCTTTACCACAACCAAGACACACTTGGGATATTGAATTTGGTACGGATGCTATTGCGTTATGAAGTTTCACTAATTTATCGTGCGCCACCTTTTCACGTCCATATGATATTTCTCTGCATTTCTCACATTTGGTATAGCCAATCACTGTTGTGAAGCAACCTCTATCAATGTCACAATATTTAATGCCTTTTTCTTTTTCCTCATCTCTAAATGTATCACGACTATGCTTCTTACAGTATTTATCACCCGTTGTTTTGAACGCGCAGCCTTCGTGTCCACAATTGGTATGCTTTTTACTGTATTTAACTTTACAACTTGAGCACCCTCCTTTGGATTGAACTATTTCATTACATCCGCGAAAGAAGAAGCGACACGGTATTTTACCAATAGTTAGTATTTGCGCATATTGAAAGTTTCGCTGATGTCTACCACAATAACCATTTTCCGATGGTGGAAACGAGCAAGCCTTGCCGGAGTTAGATTCGGCCTCGCACATCATTCTAATCTAATGTTCACAAAAACAACTAATAGCAATTTTTGTGGTTAATAAAAAATTGTGCTGTAACGTAGCACATATAAGCAACTGCTTAGTTGCTGTACGCAAGACCGCCCCATTTTTGGGATTTGCGTAATCCACTAACTTTCGCTAGCGGGTGGACTGTACCTTAAGCAATCTCAGGTTGATTAGACCTTCATCGATCACCGATATCTTTGCAGTCTCTGAGACGGAACCATACCCTATCATAGCGGGTTTAGGTTCTCGCCTGCGGATTGCCCAATCCTTTGCGTTTTTACTATGTCCGAGGTCATTACCCTGGATTCCTGTGTATGTTTCCATACGCAGGTAGTAGCAAAGGCTTAAGGGGTTTCCCGCAACCAGAATATCTTGCAGCTCTTAATAAGAGCCACTAGCCAGTAACACTGTTTGCCTACTCAAGAATGAGTAGCAGCTGGCTGTTAGGCACAGGCGGTATAGAGCAATCATTTGCACGATTGCCGAAACTGCTAGGTTTATGCCTGACATAATGCGGAGCACATTGTAATTGACGGCGTACACGCGGACCTGCGCGGAGAGCACAGAGCCGACCGTGTTGTTCGACAGCGTGAGCTGGAGAACCGCGTTGTCAATGCGCGAGAAGTTGCACGTGCCGCTGGGCTGGTGCTCCTCAGGCGAGAGGGCAAACGAGTAGACGTTGATGCCAACCGCGGGGATGTTGGTGTGGTGCTGGTAAGGCTGGACCAAGTTGAAGTACTTGCCCTCGCGCTCCGAGAAGCGGTCCTGGCCGTTGAGCTGGATCTTGGCCGTGACGACGGGGTTGCCGCCCGCCATGCCCTCGAGGCGCGTGACCGAGTAGCCAGACTCGAGGACCGAGCGATCCCACCAGTCGGAGTAGTTGAAGGGCTGCTGGCCCTTCCAGGGGTTGACGACGGAGTCATCGCAGCTGACATACGAGTCACGCTGGACGACGAAGACGAGCTCCTTCGTGGGGTGGTTGAAGTTGAGCTTGATCTTGTTCGCCGAGCTCGTGACGGACTCACCGCCCGTGAACTGGAGCTGCTCGATCAGGTACTCGTGCGAGACCTGGGCGAAGCGGCGGCGCTCATCCGTGTCGAGGTAGATGTAGTCAACATACAGCGACGCGGAGACAAGGCCGCTCTGGGCGACGCGGTCACGGACGACGTGCGTGTTGGCGTTGTTGGCGTAGTCGAAGCAGAGGTTGCTGAGCGAGTTGAACTCGAGCCAGATCTTGACCTCGTGGTACTGGAGGGCAATGAGCGGGAGTGCAAGACCAGGGTTGCGGCAGAACCAGAACTGGAGGGGCACGTAGAGCGTGTACTCCGGCGCGCACTTGAGGACCTCCGCAGAGCTGTTGGGCTCCGAGTTGGAGGCGCAGCCGTTGTCGCAGTCCTCACCACCCTGGACGAGGAGGTTGACGAGCTGGGGGACATTGCCGACCATCTCGGCGTAGCCGGCCTGCTTGCCAGGGGCCTGGGTGAGCTCATTCCAGATCTGGAGCCAGTCACCGTAGTGCTTGTCGATCTGCTGGCCGCCAATCTCAACGTAGACGTTGTTGATGAGGTTGTGGCCAACATAGTTGAGCCAGCGGAACTGCGCGCCCGAGCCATCGGTGCTCGCGAGCGAGACCTGGGGGAGCGTGGCCTGGAGGTACACACGGTGGATCAAGTCACCGTTGCGGCTGATGGTGCACTGCACCTTCTTGCCGAAGTTGGCAGAGCCATTGAAGGTCTGCTCAATCGCCTCCATGGCGAAGTTTGTGTGGCGACGGTAAACGACCTTGAAGACAAGGTAATACCCTCCCTTTCGGGATATTTCGAGCCGTCGCTCTCGGGATTGGACTATAACTTAAGCCTTGAATAAGACCCACTACCATTTAGTCTCTGAACTGCATTCATGCCGAATCAATATACGCTAAAGCTTGTGCAAGGTTTTCATCATCCGTAAATTTCTTAGATGTGAAATATTTATTTGACAATTTGGGGTGATTTACAATAGCAAAACCACTATTTTGATAATAAGCAGGTCTAGGTTTAACATACACAACATACATTGGTAACTCTATATGCGTCTTGCGATGCGAAACAGCAAGTTTCATCTTGTGTTCATCAGTAAACGTTTTACCGAAGAAATGATGCTTTTCACCTGATTTTGCAGACGATATTGCTGCTTTGGTCTGTAAAGTGCGCGGCTTACCAAAGTTATGATTGTTTTCTCCTAGTTTTGCTTGTCGCATTCTTTCACGGGATAATTCACTGTGTGTTCCATTAGAACCACCAGATCGAATATTGTAACCATATGGTTCAATACAGTGAAATAAATCTATGAATTGTTTTTCATACGTATCAAGGAATTGGTCATTGGTTTCTAAAAGTATTTCTACTTTCATATTTGCTTGACCATATTTCTTTATCGCATTTTCAAGAATTATACAAGACCCCTCACATTTGAAATGTTCGTTGATACGAATTTCAATACTACGTGATGTTTGTCCTATATATGTTTTCCCGCTTGGACTATGAATGCTGTAAATAAACCCCATTTGTTAACACTGTGCTTTTAATTTGGATTCGGTTTAGAACTTGGCTGCGGATTGCCCATTTCGCATTAAATGCTCATTTTTTGCCTTTTTACCATACCTCAGTGATGCTCTGAGCCACTTAAATCTTTCGGTCTAAGTTTGGTAGCAAAAACTTTAGGGTGTTCCCGCAATTTGATAATGTTGCAAACGCTTAAGGCGCTTACTAGCAGCTGTGGTAATATTAGGAACCACTAACGGTCTTTATCGAACACTTATTCCTTTTTATGTTCGCCGACTGCTTTTCGACCCCCTTATAATGTCGAGGTAATCTGCGGGTTGCCCGTAAGATAGATATCCTGCGCACCATAAGCGACGAGTTGCATTAAACCACCAGAGCCCATTGTTTATACCTCAACAGAAGAAAAAAATTTTGGCGGTCCGGGGTCTTTTTGGGCAAAATCCCAGCCGCGTTTTGAAAACAATTCCATCTAAAAGTCTATAAATTGTGTATACGTATAAGTAATGTCATTTAGCCTCGATAGATTATTGAAGCCTATTGAAGATGAAGAAACTCTTCAAAAGCCAGTCGACGCTGCAAAAACAATACAAACTCAACATAATACAGAAATTAACAAACTTCGCAATGCAAAAGAACAAATACAAGGACTTCGTTCTTTGTTAACTACAAAACAAGCAAAGCTTGATGAAATAGAAAAAGATTTTGTAAGTCCAAATATTACAGTGACAGGCGCCGATATTCAACTTATGAGTAGTCGTAATGCACTAGAGACCGAAATTAAAGACCTGCAAAGAAAGATAAAGGAAATTGAAAGTGGAGATGATGTAACCGATTACTTTTTACGCGTAGGAGATATCTTATTTAGTTACACAGATGCACAAGAACGCATCGCAGTTGGCGAAAATCCTGTTGAAAACTCAATGAAAAAGGGACGCATACCCAAAAATAGTGTATACAGTCATTTTATCAACGAAGATGATAGTGCGGCCGTTGTGAATACCGTTGAAAACAAGGATGAATATAGTAAAAAAGCCTCTGATATTTCCAACACGATTGGATTTCGACGTGATAAGGCAATGGAAACCTTTTTAGCCGCGTTGAATCCAGATAATCTACACCACGATGCTGCTGTTGCAAACAGTATTAGTGAAGATTATGGAACCTGTGCCATATGTGATACAGAAATGTATTTGAATGAAACCTTCCTGGATTGCCCTGGTTGCGGATATCGTGATGTTATATTAATTGATTCCGAAAAACCGTCGTACAAAGATCCTCCGCGTGAAATGTCGTATTATGCCTATAAGAAGATTAATCATTTGAACGAATGGCTTGCACAGTTCCAAGCCAAAGAAACTACTGAAATTTCCGCCGCTGTATTAGAGCAGATTCGTACAGAATTGAAAAAGGAGCGTATTACCGATATGAGTAAGTTGAAACCGTCCAAACTAAAGGAAATAATTAAAAAGTTAAAGTTAAACCGTTGCTACGACCATGTGGCGCACGTACTCAATCGTCTGAATGGCATTTCAGCACCGGTTTTGTCGCGCGAAATCGAAGAGAAATTACGATTTATGTTTAAGGAGATACAGTTTAGTTTCGTGAAACACTGTCCTAAGAAACGTAGTAATTTCTTATCGTATTCTTTTGTTCTCTATAAATTCTGTGAATTGCTGGAGCTCGATGATTACCTGCCGTGCTTTCCGTTGCTGAAGTCCCGCGAAAAACTCTATATGCAAGATAAGATTTGGCAGAAGATTTGTGAGGATATGCGATGGGAATTCATTCGGACAGTATAGTGTTAGATAATTCTAATTTATGTTATATGTAGGGGGAGTTCCCCCCCTTAGTTCTAAAGATAAAAAGCAAAAGTGTAATAGAATGACTACAATCGTAGTATCCTATGACAATTGTCCAAACGATAATACCTTATTCTTTCAAAAAACTCTAGAAGACAATGGATGGAACTATAAACTTATAGGAGAAGGCGAAGAATGGAAAGGGCTTATAACACGTGTTGTTGCGTATAATAACTTTTTAAAAACGATTGATCCAAATACGGTTGTTGTCTTATCAGATGCGCGCGATGTACTATGCGTGCGTAGTCCTAAAGCGTTTCTGGAAGCCTACAATACATTTCATAGTAACTTTATTGTCAGTATGGAGTTATTTTGTGATGCAAAAACAGATGTTCCAGAAAATTATATAGGTGGTCAATGCGTACCTCTTTTAAACTATTGGAAATCAAACGGTGTCACCAATTTGCCATCCCGTAAATTCGTCAATGCGGGGTTAGTTGCTGGAAAGGCCAGTGAGTTGTGCCGATGGTTACAATGGACGATTGATAATAACTATGAAAACGACCAGTTGGCGCTTGGTATTTATATGAACATATATCCTGAACGTATTGCTGCCGATACATCAGCACTATTACTGCACTCGTCGACCTTTGGAGTCAATGCGGGTATGCAAAAAATATTTGCGCAAGGCGGTGATTCACCTACTCTGGCAGAATTATACGGTCGCGGTGCTTTCTTTCTGCATATTCCAGGATGTGCAACGAAAGGGCAAGCCACTGTCTACAACGATGTGTGTGCAATACTACGTTTAGGATTAAGTGATAAAAAAATAAGAGCAGGATATCCTTACGGTGAGCCACCTTGGCTTGGATACCACTAATTAGCGTTGGAGTGGGTTTCCCCCTTACAACTCTAGGTATATAGTTTCTCTGTAACTTTATAACCAAGCCCACTAATCAATAAACGACGTCAACCAATTATCGATTTGGCATAGGGCTGTTTCTATATCATCGGTAGTCACTTTGAGTGTTGGTAAGTCAGTCGTACTTGTCCATTTCTTATGTTGCTCTTCTAGGTCGGTCAAGTAGGAAAGAGGAATAGATTCCTCACCACTGCGACCGCGTGTCACTATACGCTTTTTCGATGTTTCGGCGTTTGTTGTAAGATGGATAATACCGCGTATGGGCAAATCGGCTGCAAAGTTATTGTACCATTTCAAATATAAATCCCATTCAAGATCATCAAGTTTCCCTTGATTATGAAGCATTTCTGCAAATACATAACGGTCTGTAAGAACAGACCGTTCTGTAATAAGAATACCTTGAGCCGGTGTCCATTGTTTCAGTACTTTCTGTGTTTCCAACAATCGTGTCAGTAGTGCGCAATTCTGGAACGTATAACACCACCGGTCAGTGTCTTTGTAGAATAGGGAAAGAAGCGATTCGCCGTCCTTGTTTTTCATTTGCATCCAATCTCCCACCGGCTCAGGAATAACGGTTACATTAGGAACTTTACGAAGCGCTTCTAATAGGGTTGACTTCCCTGCGCCAATATTTCCATCCAATGTAATGATAATCGGCTCCATCCTGCTGCATTCGTAGTATGCACATGTGTGTTCATTTTTTTGTTTTTGGTTTTTTGTTTTTTTGTATCTAAAACAAACTCTGTAATAATCTAAAGAATGACGTCCCCATTCGTTGTAACCTATGATAACTGCCCAAATGACAATACGAGGCTATTCTTAAAAACACTGGAAACAAATGAATGGAACTATAAACTTATAGGAGAAGGCGAAAAATGGGAGGGGTTTACAAATAAAATTATCGGATATCATAACTACTTGAAAACAATAGACCCAAAGAGTGTCGTCGTTTTATCCGATGCACGTGATGTATTTTGTGTGCGGAGTCCAAAAGCGTTTCTTGAGGGATGGGCGACCTTTCAAAAAGATATGGTTGTCAGTATGGAATTATTTTGCGATAGCAAAATGGATGTATCCGACGACTATGTCGGGCGTCAGTGTGTACCATTAGTGAAATATTGGTCACATTATAATATGATTCGACCATCGCGTAAATTTGTGAACTCTGGATTGATTGCTGGACGGGCGGATGAATTGTGTCGATGGTTACAATGGACGATTGATAACAACTATGAGAACGACCAGTTCGCGCTTGGTATCTATATGAATACATTTCCTGAACGTATTGCCGCAGACACAGAAGCAATAGTATTGCATACATCTATGTTTGGCTCAAATGCAGGTATGTACAGTAATATACATTCTCAGAAACACGATTCTCCTACACTTGCTGAATTGTTTGGACGAAGTGCTTTCTTTTTACATATACCTGGTATTCATTTTATAAAGGGGCAGGCCGTCGTATATGAAACCGTGCGCGCGCTTATTCAAGGCGGTATAGGAGATAAGCAGTTGCGTGCTTCGTATGACTACGAAGAGCCTGGATGGAACTGGTAGATTAGTGGTGGATAAGTACAATTCTTAGACCCGCGGGCATTTCAAACGGGCACAAAGTGCCCGTTTGAAAATGCGTCGCAAGGTCTTAAGGCCTAGGAAATTATAAATTGGGCACCCTTTGGGTGCCCATTTATAATGCCCGTCGGTCTAATATATGAAAAATTAGTATCATAAACATAATGTTATAATGATAGTCATCTCTATTCTTGGATTTTCTGGAGGGGGTCAAAAGGGGGTTTCCCCCTTATGGTAGATATCTAAGGATAGAATATAACATAATTACTAAAGAATGAGTCTCGCTATGCTGAAGACGCAGATTATGACAATGTTTATGATGCGACAAGGAGCAGGTAGTTCAAATGATATCTTTAGTCTCCTCTATGGTATGCTATTGATGAATATTGTGGAATATATGCTCGGTTCGGCGCCTGCAATAGGACTCTTTTTTCAAACCTGGATAATGAAACGATGGGGTGCTCCTATGAAGCAAACTGTCGGATTATTGACGGACTCTATTCGTAAAGAGAAAACAGAGTTAAACAGCATTAGTATGACACGTGTATTCAGTAGTAAAGAAGAAGGAAAAAAGAACGAGCGAGCAGACAATGTCTTCGTAGAAAAGGTGGACGCCGTTCTTGATTACATATGTGCTCTTGACAATGCCCGCCACATTCGATTGGATACGCGTTATAGTCTCAACAATATGGACGAAGTCGACTTGACTCCCATGTTGAAGGCCAAAGTCAAACAAATTGCCAATGGCGAAGATGAGCAAATCGTAGAATTGATTGTATATAGTGGTTCCTTAAAAGTCAGTGAAATACGCCGCTGGATTGACGAGGTACACGAGAACTATATGGCGGAAAAGAATAATAAACTGGGCAGTAAAATCTATTATTTTAATGAAATGCCGGTGGAGCCAATTATGCAGCAGGAAATGATGCCCGATGGAACGCAGCGGAAAACTTATCGCTGGGAAAATATGCCCAAGATGCTGACCTTCCATATGAACGAGTTCAAGACGAGTAAGAGTTTTACCAATGTATACGGTCATCACGTAGACGAACTCAAAGAGCGCCTCGATTTATTTATCCACCACCCAGATTGGTATATGGACCGCGGCATTCCTCACAGTCTTGGTATAATGTTGCACGGTGTTCCTGGCGCCGGCAAGACGAGCACGATTAAGGCGATTGCCAAGGATACGAATCGCCACATCTTTAATCTTTCACTGCGCCCCTATACAACACAACGTCAACTCACGAATCTCTTCTTCAACGAGACGGTAGTTATTATGGGTTATGATGGAAACAAGCAAACATATAAGATACCACTGAATCGTCGTGTCTATGTCATTGAGGATATAGATTGCCTTACGGATGTCGTGATGGACCGTGCGGCCGTCAAGACGGTAGATGCGGATAAAAAAGAGGGGGAATCTGTGACTCTGAGTTTCTTGTTGAATCTCTTGGATGGCGTACTAGAAACACCTGGGCGTATCTTAATCATTACCAGCAACTTTCCTGATAAGTTAGACCCTGCCTTTGTACGCCCTGGTCGAATTGATGTTAAGATTGAGTTTCGCAACGCGACCTGCGAATTTGTGCTAGATATGATTAACAAATTCTATGATACTGCGAAGAAAATGGCGGATATTCCGTCGGAATTGGATAGTGTATTTACACCTGCAGAAGTTATGGAAAGCCTCTGTATGCATTTTCGCGACGTAGATGCCGCCATTGCACATCTTGTGGAAAAAATCGGTACAAAAAAGAGGATGGAGCAGGAACGTCTAACAGGTACAGCGATTGCGGATTTGGACGATATCATAGGGCAATCACACGTGAGCTTGCAAGAACTAGAAACAAACACCCCGCCTACACTTGTTCTTTTGGATACTAATGACTTGCTTGACGCTAAAATTACAGAAGATAAAGAAGATAAAGAAGATAAAGAAGAAGAGACTAAGAGTGAGAATAATAAACAAGAAGACGGTCACCGAGACTTTAATTTTGGCGGTCTTCAATGGAAATGCGGCTCTTGTAAGGGCGGTCCTTCACAAAGTTGCAGCGTCTGCAAACCGCAACTGGATATTGTGCAGAAGAAGATTTTTCCAACAATGAATAATGGCCTTCCGCCTGGTAATAGTTTGATGTCTGATGCACTAGGTGGATTTGCCAGCGCGTTCTTTGAAGAGACGCCGTTTCTAGATAGTGGTGGCTGGATGCCAGGGCAGAACCCAGGAGCGATTAAGAGCGATATGGATTTAAATATGTTATCGTAAACATTCCTTACGATTTGACAAAAATTGACCAGTCTGACTGTACAATGTTTGTTGCTGCGTTCCTCTTTTCTTTCCAATATCCTTTTACAAATATGCAAAATCTTACTTCCTCGGGTCGCGCGTGTGACCATATGATTTACGACGGCGCGTGCGAGTGCTACGAGCGCCGCGACCCTTCCTTTGACTTTTACGCAGAGCTTACAGAGATTCACCAAGATGATGAAGGTGATGACCCTGAGGTTGCTGAGTATCTGGATTACGCCCGTCTTCTGGATGAGGTAGAGTACCAGCGACTTCTGGATTATCTCATCGACGAACCCCCCAACAGTGTTGATTCGGACATCGACGATAATGATTACGAACCCTACGAAACCGGTCACTTGTCGCCGATTCAAGCTGACGAGTGCAATCAACTGCCTGAGGAGGAATACTATAGCGGCGCAGTGTATAATTAGACCCGCGACTATAGCGGCTTAATTTATAAACCAAAAAAAATTTTTTTCAGGTCTACGATTCATTAGAATCCTAGAGCTGACATTCTTTGTACAAGCCCACTAGATGATTGATGCTATGTGCCTCACAGAATAACCGAATGGGTAGTAAGGATAATACGGATAGTTGGCTCCTGGGTAGTAGCCCCCTGGGTAGTATGGATAGTAAGAATAGTACGGGTAGTACATTATACAGCGGGGTCGGGTTTTTTAGACCCGCGGGCATTTCAATCCGGCACTTTGTGCCGGATTGAAAATGCGTCGCACGGTCTTAAGGCCTAGGAAATTATAAACCGGCACCCTGTGGGTGCCGGTTTATAATGCCCGTCGGT